TGTTGGCACACAAACTACATATCCATCGCTGTCATTGTCAATAACATTATCGTTATATTCAGGATCAACAATTCTTACTTCATGATGATTTTTGAGTACTTCGTATACTGCTTTGCCTACAAACCCGTACCCTATCAAAGTTAGTTTCATTCATTCTCCTTACGCAATTTTTCGTGCGGTATTTTGTCATTAAAAATATCTCCTGCTAGTGCTTGTATGTCTGCGACAAGGGCATCGATTAATACTCTATCCTGTTCAAGTTTTGGAGTATCATATTTCATACGTCTAAGATTCATAGATTTTTCATACATTACTGTAACCTTATCGCACATTTCACTTATTTTATGTTGCATTAGTCCTCCTTCTTTATTAGTTGGTTATCGTATCTTTGAAGAAACTCTTCTCTAATATCACGCATTTGTTCGCCTTTGATCATATTAATAATTGTATTAGTAAGATCAACTTCGCCTCGTAAATATCCAATCTTGCGTTGGAGTTCTTCTAGCTCTTTCAAATAAAACTCAAGTTCTCTTTCTTTACGTAACTTTTGTTCTATAAAGTCTGTAATAAGAATTAATTTTTGTTCTTCGCTCATCATTATTCTCCAAATTCAAACAAACTACTGAATGTAGTATTTTGTTTAGTATCCTCCAATGGGTAGTTAAGCACACCAATTAAGTTGTCTAGTTTGTTATCAATAATAGTTTCTGCCATAAGTGCGTCATCAAACGGTAGCTCTTTGAACCATTCAGGAATACGCAACTCGTCTGTTGGATACGCAACACTTGTATAGCCCAACGGATTTTGTTTTAGTTTACAAACAATAACTTTCATACCATCTACAATCTCTTGCGAATACTTGTCACCATTCATACGCTTGAGTGTGTTCCAGTTGATGCTTGCTCTTACATGTCCTGGCATGTTTGCTTTACCTTGTTTTTCTTCAAGTCGACGATAATGCCCAACTTTGTTTGCACGTTTAGGTGAACCTTTCTCCCAACCAGGACGTTCACTAAATTCGTTACGAAACTGTGTAATGCGTTCTAATATATCTGCCTGTGGAATATCAGTAAGTACCATTAGTAATAGTTCACTTAAGAACTCTTGCATAAACACAGGAGTATCTGATCTACGCAAATCCAAGCCCATTGCTTTTACTTTACCGGGCTTGCCGTCTACGTCAGTTCTAAAACCTTCGTTATCATAAATTAAAGCCGCATAACGTTTCTTTGTAATAAACAATCCGCTTTCAGCAACAATTTCTCTACCTGCCGCAATAACATCTGAACGACTTCTTGGACAATGAAATGCTTGTAGCATAAACTTTGGAAACGTTTCGTTTGCCGCTTCGCACACTTGATCATAAAGTGTAATTACGTTATCTTTAGTCCAAGGGAGTTGACCACTGTCAATTTGTTCTTTAAGTATAGGATATCCGCTAAAGTAACAAGAGTCAGTGTCACCATAGATCATAGCTTCGCCAACATGATCATATGTGCCTGTAATAACTTTGTTCACTTCTGCTGACATGTGCTTAACAATAGTTCTACCTGTAAGTGTAGTTGACTGTCCGATACGCTTGTCAAAGAATCTACAACCAGGATTAAGAATAGCACCATACAAACTGTTCAAGTTAATCTTTTTAACAAGTTGTCTTTTATCCCAGTATTCAATTTCTGCGGCATTACCTGCGTCTTTGGCTTTCTTTAACATCTTCTGCATATCTTTACGTTCAGCATACCAACGCTTCAGTAACCCAGGAATAACACCTTCAAATTCTGTTGTAAAGATTGTACCATTTGAACTTAACATCCAAGGTTGATTATTATCAAATATTACATTGTATAGTTCAGCACCGCTTAGTACATCTGATTTGCCATCTTCCCAATCAATAGTTAGCGGAATATCTTTACGTTTTTCCATAACTGCTTCATACTCTTCTGTCGAAAAACGTCCTTCCCAACTACCTGCGAATGACTTCTTTTTAAGATTCATATCTTCGTGTACACGAGCTTCACTTACTTCTGGACGTATTTGTCCTACAACAGTTTCAGGTGCCATGTTCAGCGCACGAATCACACTTGGATACAGACTGTTCAAGTCCATTGAACCAATCCATTTATGTAATCCTTTTTTAGGAAATGCTACGTAAGCACCTGCGGCTTGTGTGTTCTCTGTGTCATCACGTTTTCTACGATTAGGAACTTGTAAGCCTCTATTGTGTGCTTCGTTAACAATACCTTGCTCTGTAACAGCAACAGCACCCATAGTAGTCTGTAGCATCACAGTATTTTCGTGAGCAACAGTATTACTTAGATCAATAAATCTTAGTTTTTTGTCCAGCTTGTCCAGTAGTGCGGTATCTTGTATGTTGTATTCAATGAACTTTCTAAAGTCATTGTTGTACAGTTGATCCAAAGTGCCTTCATATGGAACTTTGTTCTCTCCAACTTCGATTTCGCCAATAGCATCAAGTCTATATGTGTGTCTTTCTTCATACGTGTATTTACGATATAATTCTAAACTATCTAAATGTACTCTGCCTATGAGGTCAAAGGTGACAGCTGATTTACCATATTTTTCATATTCACGCTTCCTTGGAAGTTGACCCCATAGACAGAATCTACGTGTATCGTCTTTGCTTAGTACACGACTTGTTCTGTTTACAGTGTAAGGAATATCATAACCTTCACTGTTCCAACCTGACAAAATGTCAGCATCTTCAATTAGTGTTAAGAAAGTATCAATCATCTCACTTTCTTTTTCAAACAACATTACATTGTCAATGCCTTCAAGTTCTTTTTTAGCTTCATCCATTGTAAGTGTCTTAGGCGGAACGGCTAAACACACCATTGTTTCTAGCCATTGTAAGTATACACTTATAGAAGTGATTGGCATAAATGGATCACTAGGATCAGCAAAGCCACGCTCTGGATCAAAGTCAGTCTCAATATCAAAGAACGCAATGTTTAGTTTAGGTGCGTCTTGGTTGAGATAGTTTTCACTCAAACACTGAAAGATTGGATTGATGTCGCTTTCAAATAATTCTTTGTCGCGGTTAATAGCAACTTCTTTTCTAAAGTCTTTTGTATTCTTACAAACAATACGTGTTAGTGGATCACCGTATACACTTTTGTATTTGCCTCTAGGGTCTTTATAAAAAAATGTATATTTTGCTTGATACTCATGAAAGTGTCTCTTACCGTCCTTGCGTTCTACAACTCGGATAATGTCACTGTCTCTATCAAAATGTGCGTCTACATAACTCATTTATGCTCCTCGTATATTAATGTCGTTTATGTTTCCTGCTAAAATGTATCTTGTTGTGTTTACAGGATACACCTTATGATGTATGGTACTAGGAAACATGACTACCATATCATTATACACTGGTAAATTAATTTCGTCAACCGGAGATATTTCGTTTTTGTTTTCTCCTAATTGAACAAATGTAAGTGGACTATTACTTTCGCCGACATCTAGGTAATATACCCAACTATAACGACTTAGTGTTCCGTGTTCGTGTTGTGGACAACCTTGTCCGGGCAAGCTCTCTTGAAACCAAACTTCAGCATCGACATTAAATTGTTTAGTGTCGTTCCATACTTGGTTAGTTATAAATTTAGGACCTCGTGGACCTACAACATTATGGCAATACCATAAGTGTATTTTGTCTAGTAAAGGTGTTAGTATATCATGATCAATATGTATGTCATGACTAGTTTTCCATGATTGGTTGGTAGGTTCGCTTTCCTCTTTTAATTTAAGGAAATGCTCAATAATATTTTGTCTAAGTTCTGGGTTTCTAAAGCCGACTGGTCCATGTCTAATAGGGACCGGCTGAGATATGTATAATGTACTACAACTTAACTTCATCTTTTTCCTACGTTGCTTATGGCCAACTTAACCTTCTACTTGCCTAGCTATTGCTATTGGCGTTAATATTACTTATCAGAACAACAAGCCCGCAATGTAAATTACGGTTAGTCCTGCGTTGAGAACTATTAAACTGTTCTCTTTCCAAAGGATACCTATTAGTACCCAAAGACTGTTGCTTACAATGAATGCCCATATATAAAAAGGGTAAACATTAAAAGCGGCCAGCGTTGCGGCCACCAGCAAACATGCTGTACTGACCCACGCCAACCATTGATAGGGTTTTACCACCATAGTGCCGCAACTCCATATCCAAATACGTTAATAACAGCAAAGTATCCTGTTAGTAACATTACCCATGCCGCGCCTCTGCGTACAGCCGCGTAGCATTGTGTAACCGATCCTATAAAAAAGAACGGATATATAATTAGCATGTTTGGATCAATAGCATTAAATGCCAAAGTCAAACTTGCTATTACCGTAAATATAAAACTTACTAATTCGAATCCAAAAGCAACCTTATCACTTTTGTAACTATTGATCCAAAAATCTTTTACTTTTTTCATATTATGGCTTATCTTTTCCAACTGTAACAACAAGTGTTTCTAAATCGTCAAACTCATCAGCAACCTTTTCCCAGTCTTGTTTATGGGCAACTTTAATTGCTTTGTTGATAAGAGCCGGTTTAATATCCAATTCTTCTGCTACTGCTTTTACTGTTTCTTTAAGACCTGTACTAAGATCTTCAATTTCTCTCAAAACTGATGCGCCTTCATTAACCAAACGCTCTAGTTTTGCTTTTTCGTCACCACCGTATACACGATCACTCATATGATTCTCCTTAATTTATATAATATTATACATGATTTATTGGGCGTTGTCAAGTCTTTTTTTGTATGCTTCTTCAAAGCCTTCCATGCCGTACTCAGATCTTTCATTGTTATTCCAAAGTCTTTTAAAATAACCATCTGCACTGTCTATAATAGTATTATCAGTCACATTTAAGTGTCCTTTAACCATATAAAATAGTCTACATGATTCTTTAAATGTCATTGTAAACTCCTTATCTTGGTGGCAAAATTTCGAATCCGCTTATCTGTTTCTTGTATTCATCGGCATAACCGATGTATATGTACTTAACACCTTTGGCTTTATAATACGCACATTCGTGGCGTAGACTCTTTAGACCTAAAAATAACTTAGGATTCTTATAGTTCCAAGCAAACTGCATTGACTCAACATTGTCATTGTTGTACCAATAGTAATGAGTAAATGCTACTAGTTCTTTGTTACTATAATATCCAATTACATCGCATAGTGGAGCACACAAGTCTTCGTTAAATAAAGGCATTACGCTTTCAAACTGTTTGTACTTACAGTATTGATCGTATATTTCTTGTAGTTGTTCTACTGGAGGATTTTCAAACAGTACTGCTGACTTAGACATTCTATAATTTGTTTTTGATAAATCAATTCTAGCATATATGTCACTCACGCTCTTGTACCTCTTGTTTGTATTCTTTAGTCCAGTTCTTATAATAGTCTTTCTTTTCTAACCATTCTCTTGCTGTTTCTAATTTTTCTTTTGGTTGTATAAGAACAAGAGCATACTGTCCATGATTAAGTTTTATATCTTGTACTTGTTCTATTTCAAGAGGATGATCTTCTAATGCTACAAATCCTCTTTCGTCAAGCATAGGCTTTGTATCATCTATAATATTACTTAGTTGTTCAGGAGTTATTCTATCATAGTCAAAGCCTAGTATAACTACTTCTTTTCCTTTAGGCCAATGATATGTATAATTTTCTATTTCTGCTCTTACCCAAGTATTAATTTCAAATGAACCGTCGAGCCAATGCGTGTGTACAGCATTGTCTTGCCATGCCTTTTTGGCATACGGACATGGAGGTAAGTTATTAAATGTTTTTGATGGCTTGCTTAGTACGTTTTGTATCCAATCATCTATCGATGACTTGAAACTCTGCATTTCATGCTAGGCCTTAACGCATTTGTTAACACGTTTGCCTGCGTTTTTACCAGTACCTTTTTGTGTTCCAGCTCTCTTATAGCCTTTCCAACATTTTTCAGGACCAGCTACTTCGTCTAGCTCTGCTTCTGATAAACCTAATGTTGTGTAACTTGGCTTACCACACTCTGAACACACATCTTTTGCTTCGTCTAATTTTGATTTCAACCTATGTGCTAAGGTATCTACATAAGATTCTTCATGAGATTTTCTAGGTTGTGTTTTACCTGGGTATTCGTATCTCTCGTCGCCAGCTCTCCAACGTTGATATGCAACTGTATTAGCGTCTTCGTCTGCTTTACTAACCTTCATTGTTTCTTTAGATTTTTTATCGTCTGCTTCTTTAACATTTTTCTTAAACTGTGGAGGTACTACGCCTTTTTTAGGCTTGCTTCCGCCTTTACTTTTCTTGCCACCAGTTTTTTGATTTAAGAAAGCAGGCTTATCGTCGTCTGTGCCTTTTTTACCATCTGGTCCTGCGCCCATTGGCATTTTCTTTGATTCTACAACTTCGTCAAATTTTAATTCGTAATCTAAATGATGATAAACACTACCAATATAATCTGCGGCTTTAGTAATTTTTGATTGAACCCATCCGTCAAGACCTTCACGCTCTTCTACGCCTTTAAGCATTTCGTGTAGTTTAATAGCATACTTGGCAATTTTGTATAAGTCGCCTCTTGCCATTTGTACTTCGTGATCTGATTCAGCTTTGTATGCTAAATCAGCTAATCCTGTTTCTTTTAAGTCTTTTTCTTTCATCATATTATCCTTGTAACATATTTATCTTTTAGCTACTTTGCCACCGAGTAAATTACTACCGCCCATATCTAATCCGTTCTTTGCTGTACCGTCTTTATTTAAGGCCTGTTTTGCTTTAGGCAAACCTTTTTTATCACGTTTAGCAGTATTAGCGGCTAAGTCACCTACAGCTATCGAGCCTACTCCGGTACCACCGCCAGTATGCTCTTCTTTCATGGCTTTATTTTTGGTATAGCAGTCGCAATGCTTACAGTCTGGACCGCATTTACATTCTGTAATAGGTTGTCCACAACATGCCTTAGGGCACATTTCTACTTTTGCTTCACTAAATATTTCTCTTATTAACATATTAGTATTTACCTTTTTTCTATCTGTTGTATGACAAACCTGTCTTGCTATTTGCAGAGACTTTTTTACCGGCTATATCATAGTTAATAGTTGACCCTTTATCTTTATCTACACTTACATCAAGTGGACCACTAGCCATTTTTGTATTATCTTTACTCAGTAGTTTTCCATCTAGGTCATATGTTGCTGATTGATCAAGTTGTACACCATCTACTGCTGTACCATAATTAACAACGATTGTATTCTTCTCAAAATCATGTATTTGTTGGTATCCATTAATCTTAGGAGTTTCCCACTTGTCCATTTTGCCGTCTGCTCCAAATGTAAATGTGCCACCACCATCTTTAATTGTACCACCACCATCAGGTGCGGCAGGCGGATTTATCATCTTTATTGGTTTAATTTTGTCAGGCATTGTATGTCCTGGACCTACCTCACTACCTGGGTCCATTGTTGCACTCATTGTTGTCATGCTATTAAGTTTGTCAAGCGGAGTATCTATTTTTGCCATGTCTCCTCCTTGTACTGCTCCTACTATAGTGCCAAGTAGTGTTGCAATTAACACAAGATTTTTAGCTGTCTTTGGTATTTTTTTAATTATTGGCTGAACTTTTCCTAATAAGTTTTTAGGAAGTTTTTTTAAACTATCTACAATTCCTTCTTGTAATTGCTGTGGAGTACTTTCTTTTAATTGCAAGTATAAATTGTATTCTGTACCTTCGCTAAGAAAAGATTTAACATCAAATTGTTTAAATTCTACGTATCTCATTTTCTATAACCTGGTTTATTCCAAAATGCATCTTTATATGGATCAATACCCTTTGCCGCGTCCGCCCTTGCGTCTGCTGATCTTTTCTTTTGATTTTCGTCCATCCACTTTAGATAGTTAGTTACAGGATTAGACAAATACCAACCTACATCTTTGTATGTACCAAACTTTGCTTTGAGCATTTCTTTGTTGAGGTTATCCCAGTCGCTATAGTATCCTCTGGATTGATTGATAGCAAGAATGGCTTTGGCCTTTTTACCTGCATACTTACCCACAAAGGCTCCCACATTAATTAGATAGTAGTTAACACAGTCTACTATGACTTCATTGTCGCCGTGTTCCGCATCAGGCCAACCTGTTTTGTACGTGTCCATAAACTGTTCAACATCATCTTTACGTCCCAAGTCTTGCACTTCGCTACTGTGATGTATTTCGTAGTTGCCTACTGGAATCATAATGTTGTTTTCGCCAAACGGTCCTGATGTGCCTGGTGCTGGTTCCATTGTTGCCCATACCGGATTTTTAATACCTAGTTTTTGTATTACATTTTGTTGTGCAGGGTTTTTTTTATTGCCGTTTATTTCTCTATTTTCGTCCGGAGTAACTTTTACTACAAATTTATAGGAATTGTTTATCACACCTTTTACTTGACGATACATTAAAGGCTTTTTGCCCATTGTATTACATATATCAGCAATCACACCAACACGTTGAATCATATGATCCATGTCGTTTGGTTGGGCTATGAGTTCGTCAATCCTCATTTTTTCTTGCCAGATTTCATATTAGCACACCAGTGATACATTTTAGCACGTTCACCACTTGCGTTCTTTGCTTTTTTACGTAGCTCAGTTACACTACTACTACAACTAGCACCTGACTTCTTTACTCTGCCTGGTCTGCTTTTGCCTTTTTTCTTACCGTCAGCAAAGTTTTCTTCTATACTTTCTTTTCTCATTCTTTTAGCCAAAGCGTCTAAATCTTCTTCGCCGGGTACTTTTTTATAGTTATTTCCATCATTATATATTTGGCCCATAAATTTATCATTAAGATAAAACTTAAAACTTGGCACATCAGCATTATTTTTTGCATATATCTTAGCTATTGCTTCTTTGAATCTTTTAACTTTTTCTTGTAAAGTTCCTGGAAACTTAGATATATCAAATACTTTACCGTTGTCTGCTTTTACAATTAATTTATCATTAGACATTGCTTTTGCTATACCTGGCATCGCAGAAAGTGCCGCTGTTGCTCCAGCAGTTTTCATAAATTCTCTACGATCCATTTCTTCTAGTACTTCAATAATTCTATCTATAGATTCATTAAGATCTTTTCCTGTTTCAATACTCCATAGTAACGATTCTTTTGCCATTTTAGTTGCTGTTGCATACATAACTGCTTTAGCATCTTTGCCATAACGTTTTTCGAAGTCGCCTTTATTCTTTTTCATACCCTTGACGTTTTTTTCTTTTTTCTTTTCTTCGCCTTTGGTAAGAGTACGTTCTTCCATATTTTGATATTCTTTTTCTAGTTCAGCTAATTCTTTTTCTAGATTATCTAAATCATTTTTATCAGGTTCAAAGTCATTGAATAATTTTTTCAAGTCTTTTTCATCTTTTGCTTTTACTAATTCGTCATAAAGTTTTTTCCCACCATATAATGCAACTGCAATAGCCACAGCAGGCATACCGTATTTTGCTAAACTTTTTACTACAGGATGATTAAAGAATCTTTCAAGCCAAGCCAGAGCATCACCGACCCATTTAAATGTTTTCCATGATACAGTTAAGAATGCTAATGCCCATTTGTTCTGCCAAAACCATTTAATTATTTTTAATATGTAACTACCATGTTTTAAAAATTTAAAGTATTGAATGTATTCATTTAATTGCGTATTTTCTGCAACAGGTTCTTTCATATGTTGTTGTATTGCTTTTGCAGTACGTTCGAACTTATGATCTTTGTGTTTAAAGCCTTCGCCACCAGCCGCTTCCCAACTAGCAATATTTTTGCCAAAGTCATCAATT